CACCTTCTTGTTCTTCTTATTCTGTTTCTTTTTTCCCTTTTTAGGGGTGGTAGCCGAACTTGCCACCACATTGTTTTTCTTCGTCGTCATTCGACTTGTGTTCTGAGAATCCTCTTTAGGACTCAATCACAAACACGGGCTGCCACTGTGATCGTGGGACTGTCCATCGGATTCTGATCATCACCCTGCGAAGCCTTGCAGTCCGGCACTTTATGTCCGGCTCTGTAGGTGTTGGCAAGGCACTTTGCTACTGATCTTTTCAGGTTGAAACTGGGGACCTATGTTGACGTTATGTCAATCAGGAATTACCCTCGTCTTTCAACCCGAAAGGGTCAATTGTCACTAAGTGTCCACATTCTGACACCACCTGAAAGGTGGCTGGGCTATTAAGCCAGAGCAGTAGATAATGAATTCGTCCGTGCAGTCTCTAGACCTTCTGAGAGATTACTCCCCCTTGGTACGGTAACCCGTTTTGGACGATGAAGAATCCAACCCCGTTTTAGTATTCTGTCCATGACAGGTGGTCCGAAGATTCCTCTTCATCCTCCCGACTATCATGGTCGAGGAACAGTTCATACAGTTCCTCCATATTGGCTAACGATTTCCTTTCCTCTTCACGCTTTGTAAGCATGGGGACCTGGATATAATCGAATCGCCAATTCAGAATTTTCTTCAACTTCATTAAAGGTTGGTTAACAATTTGTTTTGGGTTTAGAATTAGACGTCTGGTTACATCTGCCTCCGACGGACTTCCCGCACCCCACTGGTTACTTTTTAAGCACCGCGACAAAACGTCGTCTAGTGCATCAAGTGACCTATGGTACTCAACTGGTCCCACTGCTTCCTCTTGGGAGCGTGCTACTAGTTGTGGTGCGACTTTACGGAAGTCCTTAAGTGCTCTCTTAACCGATCCAGGCATGTCACTGGTCTTCTCTAACAGCCACCCCTCAAGGGGGTTTCGCGAGAGAAAACTGGCAACACGTCTCTGTATAGGTGTAAGAAAGAAAGTCTCCCTGGCTGCAGGTTGCAGCCCGAGACCTCCTAACTTCTTGTGCACATATCGGTTGGGGGTAAATGTATCCCTACCAATTTTCTTCGAGAGTGACAACATATCACGATTTTCTCTGAAATAGAGCTGTCTAAGGCTTTCGCCGACCTCATGGTCGACAAAGTCCGTCAACGACTCTATCGTCGCCGCGGCAGTACCCACAGTCGCCGTTGGATCCGATTTAACTCGGTGTCCAATAGCTAGGGCATAGTTAGCATAACCAATTCGATGACAGGTGATCCCTGGATTAAAATCCAAAGCTTCGCCCGTCTCGACGTACGAATTCCACTGCTCATCAGCTGTGGGTCGAACTGGAGCACCTTCCGGTCTCCGTAATTGGTATAGCCGACTATTGATCTGCACACATCGACGATTATTCACCTCAATCGTGTTGTAATTCTTTCCCGGACTCTTCTCGAGGCCAATCTCTTTTGCCTGACCATCCCATTGTTCGTTTATTTTAACGTTACCTTGGAAGGCCAGGTCATCACCATTGATCAACGCGGTTTTTACAACGCGCCAATCCAAGTTGATGATCGTAGA